GGTGGGAGGAATGACCGTTACTATCATAGAATATAAAACAGATGTTTTACTACAAAACTCTGAATCAGATTATTGGTGGAATGAATCAGAACAACGTGATCTCCTATTTTGGTTTAAGAAGAATAAACCAGAACTGGTATTAGAGGTATTTGGTATTGGGGTGTCTCGTGACTAATGACAGCGTTCGCCATCTCCAAAGTTTCAAGGATATCATGATAAAATATCATGGTGAGATTGAACGGTTGGTATATGCATCTGAGATTCTGTGCTGGAGCAACCCCAAAGATGCGGGGGCGCAATTGCTTCCCGTTCCAAACACTGCAAAATGTTTTGGATGTCCGTTCCTCGATAAGTTGGATTCCGACGACCCGGAAATATGGGATTGCTCGCTTGTCTTTATTCGCAGGTGGGTTGGAAATCACGTGAAGCAAGACGATGTGGTGAGCCGCCATGCCTGACACCCAGCGCCAGCTCCCGCACTGCACCGCGCCGTGCTTCCCCGTCGATTGCCCCGACTGCCCATTTGGTGCGATGGATATGACGCTGGAGGATATACAGGAGAAGTGGCTGGGAGGGATACGGGATGAGTGACGACGACGAAATAACCAAAATCGCTGGCAAGATTCTACAGCAATATCGTAGAGGACGGAAAGCTTACAAAGCCGGCAAACGTGTCAGAAAGAATGCAGGTAAATACTGGAAGATTGGATATAACGATGCGAGATGGAGTTGACCATGCCAGAAGAAACCAGATACCAATGTTTAATGTGCTGCACACAGGGATTCACTGAAAAGGAATGCCCCGAATGTCACAGTGTTAAAGTTGTGAAGATGTGCGTTGAAGATCACTTATGCACTTGCCAGTCAGAACTCCACGAAGGAATACGGTACTGCCCAACCTGCGGTGCTCTGACCTGTCCCTGCGGGTGCCATGACGTTGTGGGCATCTCTCGGGTTACCGGATACCTTCAGGATGTTGGCGGGTGGAACGAAGGTAAGAAGCAGGAGTTAAAAGACCGTAAGCGGTATGCGGTTGGGGATGCGGTGTGACAGCCCGTAAATGCCCACACTGCGGAAAGATGAATCTGCGAATAACCAACGTTATGTGCAGCACCGAAACAGTTCACTGGCACGACAACGCCTGTGGTTACCGTGAGATTACTGGATATGCTCCGGACTATCGCGTGCTGAAAACTATCCCTCCAGTCCCTCCGATGACACAAGGGACGCGAAAGATACCAGCATCGCAAATAAATCTTTGCGGTATCTTATGACTCGCCATGATCAGGACAACTGGTCCCGACACTTTGCCAGGATCGTGAGGGTGACGCGGGCTTTAATTAAAGCAAAGGAAAACAAAAATGGTAGCACCAGACAAACTTAAAACCGGAATGACTTATTACAAAGGCAAGATGGTATCCAGGGAAACCATTCAAAGAGACTCGATACCAAACAAGTGGGTAAGACTTGGCATCAAAAAGCAATAGACGCTTTCTTTTAGGATCTACACACAATTGCCCGAAACTTTCTTTTTTATTGTACCAACAAACGTGGCGGGGGTTTTGTGAGCATTATAGATTGATTGAACAGGCCAATCTTTTGTGGTTCCATCCAATAGAGAAAACTCACATATTATACATAGTGTAGTAAATTAACTAAATTAACATAATTCACATACCCTATCTATTTCAACGTCGTAGATACGACGTTAAAAGATTGGGTATGTGAGTGCTGGGAGGTATGTGAAAGAAGAACACTTTGTGAGCTTTGTGCATTTACTTGTTTAAAAGTATTTAACTATTGTTTAATTATAACCATTGTTGGTTTATCATTTCCATCTTTTGTAACACAGTGACATTTTATTTCACCAGACTCTACCATTGTTGCAAGAGCAGAATCCATATCCTTTTTTCCAAGATGGGTCTGTCTGAGTAGTTTGGTTCGTTCAGCAACTCCCCCATAATGGTTCAATGCTTTCATAACCATTATCTGGTGGTTCTTTGCATCTACATTATTACACATTTCATATACGTACATTGTACGTGGTACTAAGTACTGTTCAACAATCTTGATTGCCAGTTTTGCGTGCTTGTCAGGAATCTTCGTAACTACAGGGAACGAAAGAGATCCCAACAATTGTTTCTGAAACGGTTTGTCGAACATTGTAAGGATGGCCGCAATTTTGTAAGCGTGAATGAATCCCCTGGATACAGCAGTTCGATACGCTTCATCTTCTTTACCGAGTTTATTTTCAGTAACTTTTATTTTCCAGTCTTCGATAATGTCACATACTCCAAACACGATGCTATCGTTTTGGAGTCCGGATAAAGATTCTCGAAGGTGTTTGATTTCATTTTTGATACCAGCAATAATTTGTTTGTCATCTTCGCTGGTATCGTTGTTCTTTCTAGGTTGTCCACCCTGACCATAGAACCACATCATACGCGGGAAGAACCCGGACGAGAACAGCCGTGAGCTTGCAATCTGTTCAATGTCTTTAGTCGTGGTGTTAAACAACAGAGATACAAACGGAGATGGACAGGACCATTTATATTGCCCACCATCTTTACTGCGTTTTGATAATGTTCGTTCCACAACGCTCCCATCGTAAATAGAACACATGGTTCCAAGAACGTGTGCGTTCCATGTGGTAGCATCCTCAAAGAACCCGGCACAGTCATCGTAAAACCACAACGAATTATAAGTGTCGTGCAATCCCTGAATAAGCGCCGCTTCGCTTATTGTTCCTCGTAGAATGTTTGTAGAGTAACATTTTGCTATTGGTTCTTCAAAGGTAATAGCAGAACCAAAGTTATCTATTGCCATATTGCAGGCAACCGATTTCCCGCTGATGGTAGTCTGCCCGACAACCATTGCAAACACATTTGGATAGATACTTGTCATACCAACACGGATTACAATTTTTCTTCCTATAGCCATTGATGCAACAGAAAGCAACGAAGCAAAATGAAACTCTTCGAGAGAGTATGATACCCGCTTTCCAAAGTCAACATAATCTTTGAATAATCCAGGATCGAGTTTTGGAAAGGATGGTAGCAAACACCTGTCTCTTGCTGATTCAATTTCTTTCTTTATTGAATCTTCTGGTTTAGGTTTAAATGAATCAAGCAGGGTTTTTGCTATTTCATTCCCGTGCTTTATTTCTTTGTCTGCCCTTGTTTCAATCTTAAGTAATTTTGCTGCTTCTCGCAATGCAACGTTGATATCATCATTGCATTCAAATGTACAGAACAAATCAAAAGCATCGTGGCTGTGTTCAGTATCAAACAGTTCAGAACCATGATGGGAGAACACACGATTTTCAGATGGGAATATAATCACACCTGGTAGTCCGGTCTTACTTGTGGGTGACAAATATCTTTCTCGCGAAACACGTTTGTATCCATGACGTTCAAGTATCGTTTCGACTTTGTATGTTTGGTTGAACTTTCCTATAATATCTTCTTCAGAAGATACTTTTCTTGGTGCTCGTATTGTTTTAACCGAAACTTTCTTTTCAGCCCACGGGCAGGCATTCATTAGTTCTGGACCGAACTTATCCCATTCAATCCACATAGATAACAACTGGGTTGGTAATGCTGGTAAATCTCCAGATGGATCTTCTGTCCATTCATAAGGCTTTTTTGTGTCTGGGTGTATAGACGGTGGAAGAACATCTTGAATCATCCCAGCACGGAATTCAAGCACGACGTGGTTGTTTGCTTTGTTATCTTTGTCGGGCCATTTGAGTCTGTGCTGTTTCAATCCCGCATTTAATGGAGCTTTGAATATTGCTTTATCGTGCTCGGGTTTTCCTCGAAGGCGCGGGCACCCTTTTAGAATATCTTCGTAATCAAGACCAAATGTTTCAAACAGTAGTTTGGTTTCTTCTACATTATCAATATCAAGAACAACGATCCCAGATGGTTCTAATAGAACCCCCATATTATCATTCGGATGAGATGCCCAATAGTCGGGCGTTGCGGTGCGTTCTATTGTATTCCAACCCGGTGCCGTTGGTCCTTTGGTTCCAGCAGGTATAGGAACCAAATACCATTTGAGCGTATTGGAATAATATTGCGCTGCATCATACATCGATGACATTTATTACACCTCTTGCCAAACAAGCGTGTTGATTGCTTTTGAAATATCGAATTGGTTTTTCTTTCTGCTGTTGCACGATTTACATAATGCTTGTGTATTTCCATATGTGAGGTTCCCACCTTTTGAATATGGTAATATATGATCTTTTACTGGTGGTAGATCGTTTGAAAATTCCTGTCCACATATAGCACACTTGTTATTTTGCATGGTTAGAATTTTGTTCCATTGTCTTTCAGTGAGTGTTGGGATTGATCTGTTTCTTTTATGTATCCATTTAAAAAGACCATTGCTGTGATATTTGTTTTTGTTCGTTAAGAGATACTTATAGAAACAATCGGTACATACTTTTTCATTAACGTGTCTATCACCAAATGTAATTTGAAACTCGGTTTTTAATAGATGACAAGCAGGGCATCTCTGTTCTTGAATAGGGTGTTGCAATTCGTGTGTAAACATAATTCACCTTCTATTGTTATGTTACTGGTTTTTGTCTTCTATATAGTCAGAGAGCCGTACAACCGAGTCATAACTTACATTACCGGCACACCCCTTGGCGATTCTCCATACTGTGATATATCCAACCCCGCTTCGTTTTGAAACCTCCTTTAATTTTCTATCTTGGAGAACCGTGCGTATTTCTTCTAACGTGAGCATACCTTTGTGTTTGTTTCTTTACAATATAAAGTTTCCCAAATGAAAAAATCGTTATCACAATAGAAATAAATACTATTGGTTCAAACATATATTCAAGGTAAAGCGGTAACGCCTAACCTATCAATCTACCAAACGAACGAAAGGAGAAAAAATGGCTATCGATCTTAACAGCATTTCAAAGAATGTTGCCAAGCCACCCCGCATTGCACTCTATGGTCCTCCGGGTATTGGAAAGACCACGTTTGCTGCTGGTGCTCCAGAACCAATCTTCATTCTTACAGAAGATGGTCTGGGTGATTTGGAAGTATCGCATTTTCCGGTGTGCACATCATTTGAGGAAGTACTTGAATGTCTTGCAACACTTGGAAAAGAAGAACATGGATTCAAGACGGTTGTTATTGACAGCCTTGATGCTCTTGAACTCATGGTGTGGGCTGCTACCTGCAAGCGGCTTGGTGTTCCTTCTATTGAAACCCCTGGATACGGGAAAGGATACATCGAAGCACAGAATGAATGGCGTACCCTCTTTGCATATATCACAGCACTCCGCGACGAGAAAGGACTTACATCTATCCTGATTGCTCACAGTGCATATACACACGTTGAAGACCCAGAACACCCAGCGTATGATACTAACGCATTGAAACTTAACAAGCGTGCTGCTGCAATGACTACAGAGTATTGTGACGTGGTTGGGTTTGCTTCGCTAAAAATGTTCACCAAGATTGATGAAACCGCATCAAAAGAGAAGCGTGCTCGCGCTATCGCTACATCAGACCGAGTACTTCGCTTATCTGTATCTCCATCATACACAGCAAAGAACCGGTACCATATGCCAGAGATCATCCCTCTCTCGTGGGAAGAATTCGAGAAGTGTTTACCAAAAGGAGGTAACTAAAAATGGCAGAGCTTAACTTTAATGCAGAAGAGTACGAACCAATGGGCAGCTTTGAACCGCTGCCTGTTGGAGAATATACAGTTGTAATCGAGTCCAGCGAAAAGAAACCAGCCAGCACAGGCAAGGGAGAATATCTTCAGCTTGTTTACAATGTAGTCGATGGTGAATACCAAGGAAGGAAACTCTTTGATCGGCTCAACATTGTAAATGAAAGCGAGCAGGCACAGACAATTGCCAGGCGTGCCCTCTCTTCAATCTGCCGTGCAATCGGGATTATGAATCCCAAGAACAGCGAAGAACTCCACGACAAACCCTTTGTTGTCAAGGTAGGCATTCGCCCGGCAAAAGGAGAGTATGGTCCTTCAAACAAGATTACAGAATATGCATCCATGAATGGATCGTTGCCCCCAACTCCAGAAAAGAAAACAGAAAAGAAACCGGAAGGAACAACACCGGCTGCTGCAAGCACAAAGAAGAAGATGCCGTGGCAGAAGAAATAAACATTTTTCGAGGTAACTAAAAATGGCAGAGCTTCCAGACTTAACATTACCAACAATAGAAAAAATTTATCAGTCATATGTTGAACACCAAGGAGATTGGCGCAGAAACCATCTTGGAGCATCACTTATCGGAAGAGGTTGCGAGCGTGCTCTTTGGTACACTTTCCGATGGGCAACAAGACCAAACATTGATGGCAGGTTGTTACGTCTTTTTGAGACTGGTAACCAGCAGGAATCTCGTATCGTAAAGAATCTCCGTGATATTGGAGTTGAAGTTTATGATCTTGATCCTGAAACTGGAAAGCAAATCCACTATGAAATGTATGGTGGTCATTATGCTGGAAGCCTTGATGGAATTGCCAGTGGATTTATAGAATCAAAACAATGGCACGTTGTAGAATTCAAGACGGCAAATACCAAAACATTCAACGCTTTAAAAAAGGCAGGAGTAGAACGAACCAAGTTTGAACACTACTGCCAGATGCAACAGTATATGAAATGGGCAGAACTTGAACGGGCATATTATTTCTGTGTATGCAAAGACACCGATGACATTTATGGAGAGCGCGTGACATTTGACAAAGATATTGTCAAGATATTAGAGATGAAAGCAGAGCGTATTATCTTTTCCGATAATCCAACGTTCAAGATATGTGACGACCCAAACGATTTCAGATGTAAGTTTTGTGATCATTCTGCTATATGCCACGGAACAAAACTTCCAGAAGTAAGTTGCCGAACCTGTGCATTTGCTAACCCAGAACAAAATGGGACTTGGATATGCACCAAAGATAATCATCTTCTATGTGGGGATGAGCAGCGGGCTGTAAAGGATTGTCACATCTTCATACCGGAACTTGTCAAACTGGAACAGACCGATTCCGATCCAGATAAAGGAACGATAAGTTATGGTGATATTGTAAACGGACCTGGAGCAATTCTTTCTACTGATCTGCAAGCAGTTATTGATAAGATGGCATCTGGTGAAATTGAGATATGAATAGTAATAAAGAATATAAATTTACAAAAGAACACCGCGATAGAATTAGTGCAGCTTTAAAAAACAAACCAAAATCCGAAGAACAAAAAATACGGTTACAAACTTTAAATATTGGTAGAACACCGTGGAATAAAGGATTAAAAGAAATATATTCAGAAGAAACAAAAATTTTAATGGGTATTGATAAAATTGGAAAACACCCAACTTTTGATACAATACAAAAGATGAAAACAAGCAGACAAAAATTTTTAGAAATCCCAGATAACAGAAAGATGTGTTCAAATAAAAAAGAAAATCACCCAAATTGGAAAGGAGGAATAACACCGTTACATAAACAAATTCAAATGTGTAGAGAAATGGAAAATTGGAGAATTGCAATATTTGAACGAGACAATTACAAAGATTGGTTTTCTGGTTGCAATGTTAACGGAAATGGAGAAGTTCATCATATAAAATCTAGAAGAAAAATAATAAAAGAAAATAGGATAACAACAATTGAACAGGCATTAAATTGTTCTGATTTGTGGGATATTAATAATGGAATAACAATGTTAAAAACATCTCATTCGGCATATCATTCAATGTGGGGAAATTAAATGTTTGCACTTAGAGATTATCAAGAAGAAGCTCTAACTAAACTTTTTGAATATTGGGAACACGAAAAAGGAAAAGCGCCAATTATTGCCGCCCCTACTGGAAGTGGAAAAAGCGCTATCATCGGAGAATTTTGTCGCAGGGTTTGTACCGAAACACCATCTGTTAAAATAATGGTTCTGGCACACGTAAGAGAATTGCTAACTCAAAATGAAAAAGAACTTCGTGCAATCTGGCCGGACGCAAGCACCGGAATTTATTCGGCAGGGCTTGGAAAGAAACAGACAATGGCACAGATTACTTTTGCCGGGATTCAATCGGTATATTCTCACGTTTATGATTTTGGGAAGGTTGATATTGTTATTGTTGATGAATGCCATCTTATTCCGCGTGATGCAGACACACGATATGGAAAGTTCTTTAAAGACATGAAAATAGCAAACCCAGATGTAGTTATATTTGGATTGTCTGCTTCACCTTATAGATTGGATTCTGGAATGTTACACGAAGGTAAGAATGCGTTGTTTGATGGGATTGCATATTCTGTTGATATTAAAAAACTAATCAATGATGGATATCTTGTTAATGTCATATCAAAGGGAGGGATAAAAAAAATTGATTTGGCGGGTGTAAAAATTCAGGCTGGGGATTATGCGCCAGGAGAACTGGCGCATGCCGCCGATTCTCCGGAATTGATAAAGGCCGCTGTTAATGAAATTGTAGAATGTGGGAATGATAGAAAAGCGTGGCTCGTTTTTTGCAGTGGTGTTGAACACGCAGAGCACGTAGCCAACGCGGTTAAGCAGCACGGTATAGACTGCGAGGTGATAACCGGAGATACCCAAAAAGAAAAACGAGATGACGTTATATCGAAATTCAAGAATGGTAAACTTCGGTCTATCGCAAATGTTGGCGTTATGACAACTGGAATAAACATACCGCGCTGTGATCTGATTGCTCTCCTTACTTCTACGCGGTCCACTGGAAAATACATCCAGATGGTTGGGAGATCCATGCGTCCATATCCAGAAAAAGAAAATGCACTACTTCTTGACTATGGGGGAAACGTTGTTGAACATGGTCCAATAGATGCTGTCGATCCAGTAAAAAGAAAGACAGTGTTTGGCGATCCTATAAAAGCATCTCCACTTAAAGAGTGCCCGTCCTGTCATTTAATTGTTCATTCTCGTGTTACAGTGTGTGCCTGCGGATATCAATTTCCGGTTGTTGCGCCACACGGAACAGAAGCCTATGATGGAGCTGTAATGTCGAGTCAAGTAAAACCAGAGATTATACCCATTGCTGGGATCTGGGTTGGACGACACAAGAAACCAGGAAGACCAGATAGTGTAAAAATAACTTTCTATACTGCATTGGATATGGAATATTATATGTGGGTGGGTCTTGACCATGATGGATATTACAAAGAGAAATCGTTGGCCGTTGTTAAACGGTTTGGGGGCAAAGCAAAGACTGTAGATGAAGCATTAAAGGAAAGCGAATATTGGAGAAAGCCCGTTGCCATAGCTGTAAAACCAAGAGGACGGTTCTTTGATATTGTCGGTATAATTTTTGATGATACAAAGAAACAAGACAAACCAAGCGAACAGAAGGAATTAGCATGTTAAAAGTTTCAACCGAGCATATGGAACAGATGGGGTTTGTAATATGGTTCCGTCAGAAGTTTCCAGAGACATTAATTTTTGCTATACCTAACGGTGAATACCGGGCAATGACTACAGCAAAGAAATTGCGTGCCGAAGGTGTAGTTCCAGGTGTTCCAGATTTGTGCGTCCCTGAATGGTCTTTGTGGATAGAGATGAAAAGAAAAGAAGGCGGGTCCATTTCAGAAGATCAAACCCGAATCCACAAGTACCTTGAAGGCATCGGCCACAAGGTGATTGTAGGTTATGGTGCTGAAGATGCCAGCAGGAAATTACTACGGTTTAGAAACCTTTAACATCTATGGAATCAATAGAAGATTATGGAAAAGGATCTCTACAAAGTTAGAATTGCATCGCATAACGAGAACGTGATTCACGTTCCCAAAACTTCTAACGGGTGGTTCCAGCTTGAAGTAAAGAAGGATGGAACGCTTGTGTTTAAGCCGGTGGTGTTGTAATGCCCCACCACGGCGCGGAGGCGCGGGTATGAGCAAATGGAAAATCAAATGCTTTGTCTGGCCGTTCTTCCCGAAGTGTGATAACCAGAAACTTGTCGGAGATGAGATACAAGAGTTTTATGTAGACGCGAACGACTTCGATGATGCAGTAAAGCAAGGCAAAAACATTATTGATGGGATCTGGTCAAACCCCAATGTATGGCAGACGGGAATTAAAGGTATAAAGGAAGTGCGGGAATGAAGGACCAGTCAATCAGGAAACTCACGTTGAAGGAATGCCGACTCTTATCAGAAGTAATGGGTTTTGGAGGCGATAGTCTGGATGACTACGAGGGAAGGTATACAAAGATTAAACTCATCTCACCAAAACGGATTGACTCATGGGACGGCATCTGCGTTCACATGAATGAGAACAAAGG